GCTCCACAATTCCCTGTAGCAGATGCAAAACCGTGTCGCTCGTCTGATCTTGCCTCTTTGTTTACCTTACTCATAGTAAAATCAATAGCCATCTTTACAAGTCCTGCAATAGATAATCTAGCTCCGATCTTAATATCAGTAGCACATACTTTAGTATTATCTCCGCTCTTATCCATCTCTCCAGATAACTCTACCTCATGGAATACGCTATGTGCTGGATCATAATATCCGAAACAATCTAACGGATACTCGCAAGCGTGAAAACCTGTATCACAGCACTCCGCTCTTTCTGTGTGAAATTCCTTACCCTCCTCATACTGATAACCTCTACAGGTAAGATCCTTGTTAAATCCTTTAAATGCTCTCATAGATTTTTTCTCCTTTTCTATGTGTGTTATTTTTATTGATAAATAACTTAATCCTCAATATGAGGAAAATTTAGATAGTTTTTGAAAAATATTTTATTTACTGTTTTCCATTCTTTCTCTAGTACGGTTTACCTTAAAGGTCTTAACCGCTAAGAGCTCATCCTCTGGGATCTGGAGGAGATACTTTACCTGCTCCAGCATTAACTCTACATCTGCGATCTCCTCTACTAAGTTATCTCTGGCAATAGCCTTTTTATCCTCCGCTACAGGCTGTCCTAAGCCTGTTTCTACTCTACGGTACTTATTTACCGCCTGTATGAGCTCTGCACACTCCTCTACTAACTGGTTACTCTGTGCCTCATATCCATAGTATTTAGCTGTTTCTTTATTCTGCTCACTGATTTTACACATATCTAATACGCCTCCTTTATCAGCTCTCTTATTCTGTAAATCTCTGCACTCTCTAATCCTAAAGGATCGTGATCTACTCCTCCAATAGCATCTATAACCGCTCTGAGTGCCTCCCTACTCTTATACAGATCCTCCATTAAATTATCCTCAATGAGGTAATACTCCTTAGGATCTCCAAAGGATACTGCTATAGCATAATCCTCTTTTCTCATAGCTAGGCTCTGCTCCTTAGCCTTATCTATCCAGCCCTTTTTTACTGTGATACTCTGGCTAGGGTTCATCTTTGTTTTAGCCTCAATAAAGAGTTTATCTACCACTACATCTCCTTTTAGAAACGGAGTTGATCCAGATCCTACTACTTGCCTACCACCCATAGCCTTAGCTATACGCTTTTCCTGTATGGAGCTCTTAGCTCTTGTACTATCTTTCAATCTCTATCTCTGCCTCCATGTTTAAATACTGATCCCTAAGTTTTCTCCATAAAGCCTCTCTAACCTTGCCTCTAAAGAAAATGGGCTTTACCTCGTATACCATACTAATTATGCTTACGCTATTCATAGCATCCAGCATACCCCATCTACCATCACAGGCTCTAGCATTAGCCCACTCTGTAAACTCCTTAAATGTACAATCCTTAATTTTCTTTTTCATTTACTTACTACTGCCTCCTTAGTTCTCAAAAACTCATTTACTAAATAAAAATCTTTATCCATAATAGATAAATGCTCCTTAGCTCCGCCTTTTCTATACACAATTACAGGGCTCTCCTTAGGTTTTCTATCTTTCTTAGGTTTCTGGGCTCTAAGTACCTCATACGCTCCTACTGTAGGTATAATCAAATAGCCCTTACTTTCCAGAAACTCCTCAAACGCCTTTAGCTGGCTCATGTGTAGCACATTTCTGATAGCCATATTATTTACCCTCGCTTTCTTCTGGTACTACCTCCAGTATTCCAGCCTGTGTAAGCTCATAGATAGTATCTGTTACAATATCCAGCTCTGATCCTCCTACATGATAAGTACCCTCTACTGCTACATCTACATACAAATCTCTGTGCTCTGTCCTTACTGAGATCTGTACACATGGAATATCATAATCCTCTGCAATATAGGCAATCTTGCTAGGCTCATCTGTATCCATTAAAAACTTATGGTACCATTCATGCTGATACTTATAACCGATACCCTCTAAACAACGCTCTCCAGCATCCGCCCACTCTTTACCTGTCTTAAATCCGTACTTTTTAAGTTCCTCTAAATCAATACCTGCTTTTACTCTTAAACTCATACTATTCTGCCTCTCTTTCTTCTAATCTCACTCCGCCATACTCCCAGAGATCCTTTTTCATCTCATCCATATCTAGCTCTCCATTTTGCCAGAGTTCATAGTACTGTAATACCAGCTCTGTAAACTCTGGTATCTTCTTTGCATAGGTCTTTTTCCAGTAATGATCCATGAGTACCTCCATAGGGAGTACTAAGAGTAATGCCATAGCTGTATTTATGGCGTCCTCCATAGCCTCCTGTTTGATCCTCTTAAGATCCTCCTCTGTTACCTGCCTTACTGCATTATGGAGCTGTGATCTGGTTAGATTATAGGTTTTTACCTGTTTTCCTTTTTGCTTTTCAAGTCTACGCCTCTCAGCTCTACCCACACTTAACACTCCTCTCTCATATAAATCTTACTGGCTCTCCTACCCTTTTTACCCTTAAGATCCCACTTACTGAGTTATCCTCTATCTGAGGTAATGTATTTACATAAAGCTCTATACCTAACTCCTCTCGGAGTTCTCTGTTTATACTCTCTAAAGGAGCGTTTACAAGATAATTCAACTCACTCATAGTAGTAGCTGTAAAAGGCTTTCCTATAAAATCTTCCATTACACCTACTCCCTCATCTCTTGCCCTGCTCCACGCCTCCTTAAGCAAAATCATTAACCTACTTACATCCATGATATACCGCCTCTACTTTCCACCGCTTAAGAAACTCCTCTAGGCTACCGTAATGCACCCAGTATCTAAAACGCTCTCCAAAAGCTACTCTTAATCTGGGCTTACCATTCCACATTACAGAAATTGTTTTGATCTTATATACTTTACCGCTCTGTAAGAGTTCATTATCTACCCCTATGTATCTAGCTTTTATCATCCTGCTCCTCCTGTACCTGCATATCCTGTAATCTGGTTAGTAATCTACTGGCATCCTTAATAGCTAACTCCAGATCCATAGGATCCATCTTTCCACTAAGCCTCTGCTCCAGATCTGTTACCCAGCTATCATTATCAAACCATCTCCACGGTAAAATACCAGCCTTATCTAAGACTTTCTTAACGCTTTTCCACGCCTGTAGCTCTTTCTCTGCACTCTGGAGGCTTTTTAACCTCTTTTCTGCATCCTCTAAATCCTTTGCTAACTTTGTGCCTAATCTCTGCCCTATGGCACTCTTTACTACCTTATCCTCCAGATAATCCTTACAGTACTCCGCCCTGTCATTGTAAAATGGGATCCTATCCTCCTCCAGCCGACTAAAGATAATGTACTTATACACTCCTACAGGCTCCTCTATCTGCCTGTACAATGCCTTTTTAACAGTTCTCAAACCCTTAGTATCTGGATTAAAATAGATAAGCCCTACATGATCTGGGAGCTCCTCTTTCTTTACCAGCCCCTTAGGTACTACAAAATAAAACTCATTACAGTACTGTAGATATAAATGCCACTTATTATCCTGTAGAAAATCATTTCTACTCACTTTGATCTCATAGCCGATAATATTAGGCTTTGTATAGCTCTTTGTGATAGCCAGCCCATCAAACTTAAGTAGCCCCTGTGGATCTGGAAAATAAGTACTACAGGTTTTACACTCTGTTATAAAATAACTGGGCTTTCCATTATGAAACTCTTTAAGAGCCAGCTTTATATCTGTACTGGTTACTTTCTGTGCCACTCTGTTTACCTCCTTTGTTGTGATACTTAACTTAATCACAATCGGTAAGTATTTTTAGACAAAAAAAAAGAGGATCCTAAGATCCTCTTAATTTCTCCTATTTGAGTAAATCTTTTACCCCTACTGTGGTTTTCTTATACACAGCATTTTTTACAGCTCTCTTAGGGTTCTTTGCCAGCCCTACACCCTTTTTACCATACAGAGGATTAACTGCTTTCTTTACCGCTCTTTTAGCCTTACCTGTAGTACTTGCTTTGATAGCCTTTTTAAGGCTAGGTTTTCTTACTCCGATTTTCATATAATCCGCCTCCTACTCTATAAATCCATAGATACTCATATACTCTATATTTCCATTAAATTTACTGGTTTCTGTACTAAATCCATCAAACTCTATAACCCTTGTATCATCTGCTAAAACCTGCTCCCAGCATTTCTCTATATCGGTATCACTAAAAGGCTTTACAAATCTCAGAAACGCCTCCTTATACTGCTCCAGATCCTTATATTCTAAATATACTGTTACCTTAGTTCCTGTAGCTGATATAGTAGTTTCCTCTGTTTTGAATTTTATTTGATTTTTATGTACACTACCATGATGCTTATATGGCTCAAACTGATCCGCTGTTATCTCCTGCCCCACATTAGCTTCATTATACCTATTCAGATATAAATTGATCTCCTCATCGTCTGCATAGATTACAGATAGCTCCTCCGCCTCCTCTGTAGCTGTTTCTGGCTCCTCTGTTACCTCTGGAGTACTTTCTATAGCCTCCGTTACTTTCTCCGCCTCTATGGGCTCATTTACCTTAGCTGTATTTCCACAGGCTGATAAGGATAGTGCAATACCTAAAGCTATTATTACGCTCAATCTCTTTATCATGTAACCACCTACCTTTTTATATAGTGGTTATATTATAACTCATTTATGAGGCTAACTCAATAACCATCCTAGCCCACGCTCTAGCATCATCCTCCCCATACATCCTATACACACAATCCTTATAAGGGATCCTGTAATCCGCCTTAGGATCATTCTCTACCAGTAAATACTTATACTGTGGCTCCCTTGCCTTATTTTGTAAGTGGTGCCTAAATTGATGGAGAAAACCCTCTAAGGAGGGCTCCCCTAAGAAAATCTCCTTTGTAGAGTGTACATAGTTATCATCCCTTACCCATGCTGTAATAACAGGGATCTCTACACTGTACACATCCGCCAGCTCTGTATCTAACTCTCTGATTATCTCCAATCTCTGGAGAGGTGTAGCGGATTTATAACCCTTTGCCAGAGCCGTACTAACAGGCTCCAGAGCTTTACACTCCTTAAATAACACTTTATAGCTTTCTACTCTTTCTATTAGATCCATACGCTCCTCCTACTCTACCCACTCTAAACCGCCTGTATACCTGCCTCTGTGGGTTATTAACTTATCTGGATACACTCTCTTTAGATACGCTATATCCGTTCTAAGCGTTCTCCTAGATACTCCTAACTCCTCTTGTAGCTCCGCTGTATTTGTACACTTAGCCTCCTTAAGGATACTTATTATCTGGAGCTGTCTAGCATTTACTCCGTGTATGCTCATCTCATTACCTCCTTAATGTCTGGCATTGTAAGCCCATATAAGATCCTTTAATATCAATCCATCCTCATAAGTGGCATATACTAACCCATCTATTACACAGGCATCTATAAGCTCCAGAGCTTTCTCTATACGCTCCTGCTCCTTATACAAAGCCTCCAAATCCTCCCCTCCGTTTTCCTGTGCCTCATATATTCTAATCATAATCCTATCATGTGCATTATAGATCTTATGCTGATTATCCTCCCACTTACATACTGGGTATAACTTCTTTCCTGCCTTATTCCTGTATATTTTCGCCATCTGTATTATCCTCCTGTTTCTCGATCTTCTCTCTATACTCTGTAGCCTCCTGTGTTCTACCTGTCATGCACAGTAACAAGTAAAAACTCCTTTGCTCATCCGTCATATTATCCCTCCTCATAATCCATATCCCATACAAACTCATTCTCATCTACCCACTCCCAGCCATACTCTCTACAAAAACTCTCAGCCTCCGCCTCTGTTTCAAACTCTGTAAAATATTTCTTTATGCCTCCAGCACTCTTAAGATAAACTGTAAACATATTTCCCTCCGATCTGGGAGCCCTTAGGCTCCCAACTCCTGTACATACTCCATACCATCAAAGCTACAAAAGCCTCCAGCATCTAAGATACTCTGTAAAGCTCTTTTCCCTCCACAGGGGATATATGGAGCTAAGATACCAAACTCATCTCTATCTGAGCTAAAAGCTATGTAGCCCTTGCCCTCCTCATAGAGGGCATATCCTGTAACTACTCTAGCTATTCTATCTGTACCAAACTTAGCTCCTTTTAATCTCTTAATAACCATCTTACTTACCTCCTGTTTTTCTTCCTCAGCATCTACCAGCTCAATCTTGCTGATTAAGGATCTCCAGTAAAATACTCTACCATCCTCTGTTACTAAAAACTCCTTATAGAGCTTGCTGTTTTCCTCTGTGAGATCATAGGCTCTACACTTAACACATTTCTTATCAATGTACTCTACTGTGTAATCTTCAAACTCTGCGTTTTCTTCCAGATAAGAGATAAACTCTTTAACTGTAAGCTGATCCATAAGCTCCTCTGTAGATCTCATAAACTGTACTCTATATCTGTTATCATCACTGTTTTTATATCTCATATTGTTTACCTCTCTTTCAGTTTGTATCTAGTTCCTTACCTCACTTATAATATACACCCCCTATATAATAATGGCAACACTTTTTATATATCCCCTATATAAAATAATAGAGGAGGCTTTTTACTGCCTCCTCCTGCTCTTATTTCCAGAAAAATCTATCTACGGATACTCCATAGAATTTAGCCAGAGTATAAAGTACTGTAGCCTTAGGGATCCGTGTACCTGTTTCCCACCTGCTTATACTTACCTCTGTATATCCTGTACCTTTTACCACATCTTTTAGAGTGTAGCCCTTTTTCTCTCTTACCTCTCTAAGGTTATGTGCTAAGGTTTCCTCTATTTCTCTCATACCATCCCTGCCTCATATACCTGTTTTCTAAGATACTCCAGCTCCTCCAGATCGTTATAATAAAACTCCTGCACTCCATTAAAGCCCTGCATTTTCTGCTCTTTACCGTCTTTAAGAATAGCCTTAAACCACGCCCCAGCCTGTGAGATGATCCCCAGCATAATAGCCAGATCTAAGGTATCCTTAATCTCATCCACTCCTGTACTATAGTTAAGTGTGTAAGTCTGAAGCCTACGATCATTTTTAGTAACCTTATTTTTCTCCACTTTCACGCTTACCAGATTACCACTAGGGTTAGCATATCCGCTACTTACCTCTTTATACTTCTCATCCAGTAAGGATCCCTTTGTAAACCATAAGATCTGTGAGCACGCATGAGCTATAGCTGTACCACACGGGATCTTAAAAGGCTTGTATGGATTTCCTATATTTTCTCTTAACTGATTGATGAGGAGAAAAGTACACTCCACTTTCTTACAAAGCGGTACCGCCTTATCACAAAAGGCTTTCATAAGAGCACTGTTACCGCCATAGCTTTTCTCATCTAAGCCTTTTTCCTGTACTGCTTTAGGGATAATAAAGGGAGCACTATCTAATACTGCTAAGCCGATCTTACCAGATCTTATGTAGTCTAAGAGCATATCTAAGAGCTCCTCTCCGTACTCACTCTCTGGCTGGATAAGTATTACCTTACTCCAATCTACCCCCAGAGTTTCTCCCCACTCCTTATCTATCGTGTTTTCTGCATCCAGATATACACAGTACTTATCTGTATACTTTTTCTGGAAATTAGAGATAATATCCAGAGCTGTAGTAGTTTTTCCACTCTGAGGCAATCCTACTAGCTCTATGATCCTCCCTACAGGTACTCCTCCTCTGGTTAAGTAATTCATCATAGGAGAGGTGTAGGGGATAAACTCTATCCCCTTAAGATCCGATGCTTTACGGATTATATCCGTTTTGTATTTCTTATTTACCTCAGCTATGAGGTTATCTATCTCCGCCATTAAATATCTCCCTCCGCTCTATGATTAGCTCTCTCTGTATCAAATCCCTCTGGGTATCTGGCTTTGAGCTTATCAATATTCATCTGGAGGATCTCATCCAAATCGAAACCAAAACTATAACAGATCATAGCCATATACCACATTACATCTCCCAGCTCTTTTTTAAGATGCTCTCTATCAAGATCCTTTTCGTGGAAAATCCACTTTTTAATCATATCCAGAGTTTCTCCTGCCTCTCCTGCAAGCCCTAAGCATCCGTTAAGCACTCCTCCCAGATCCTCTACTACAGGCTTAAAGCACTTAGGCTTATCTGGTCTATGTAAAAGCTCAATAGCCTTTTCGATCCTACCTGTTGCGTTACCGTCATTAGTTCTCATAGCTAACTCTACATACTCTTTTCCTGTCATTTTAATTATCTCCTTTCTCACACCACTCATTACAAGTATCGTTATAAGCTGTAGGGCATCCGTAAGCATCACTAGCCTCACAGCTACATACAAACTCTCCACCATCGTAACAATTATTACCGCAAGTACCGCAACACTCCATTACTGCTCTCCTCCTAACTCCTGCATAATCCCTACCTCTGTATTAAAGAGGTTTACATCCGCATCCGTGATACCTAAGTTATAATTTAACTCAACTACATTTCTGATAATGGTTATATCTACTCCGCCTCCCTCATTAGGGCTAAAAAGTACAATCCCATCATCACACTTAAAAGCTGTTTCTCCAGAGATCTCTACTCCGTTCTCCTCCAGATATGCTAAAAACTTATCTAACTTTTCCTCCACTTCTTCTGTGCCTCCTTAAAATATTTCTACACTGTACATAGAGATCATCATCTATATTTCTGAGCTCATGGAGATCCCTATGTAACTGGCTCTTACTGATACAAAATTCTCTAGCCACTTTACGGATACTGTCCTTAGGATTATCTATTAGCCACTGTGCCTCCTGCTTACATCTATCCTCTATGGCTTGTCTCCTAAAGTACTCATAAGCCCACCGCTCCATAGGCTTAATCCTCCATAGGATCCTCTGGCTCTCTGGTATATTTATCCTTACTAAATCTATCCAGATCTACCTCTGCTATCCTCTTTGAGAGAGATTTCTTTAATCCGCTGTAGATCTTCTCAGCCATCTCTAACTTAACTTTGAGGCTGTTATAAGCTCTACGGTAAATAGCCTCTACTAAGGCTTTATCCTCCGTGAGCTGTTCTACTCTGGCTTTTTTCTCCTGCACAGTACCAGATACTTTTACCATCGCCTCATTTTGAGCACTTTTCTTAGCGTTAGAGGCTAGATCTACCTGCATACCCAGCTCCTCTACTCTCTGCCCTGCATAGTACATAAGAGCTGGGATCTTAACACAGTAGTACTCTATCTGGCTATCTGGTATATCCTCTATAGAGTTTTCTCCGATGCTTTCCATAATCATATCCAGCTCTGAGATAGCACTATCAAGCTCGTTACTAAAATCTGCTATTAACTCATTTGAGAGGGTTATTACAGGGGAGCTCTCCTCTTTTACTTCTGCTATGATTTTCTTTAACTTATCGCTCTGTATCATTTCTCCGCCTCCCTTATAGCTCTGTTGTAAAGAGTTATCCTCTTTGTGAGGCTCTTATACCCATCTGATCCAGCCTTATACTTAGCTCTTAAGCTCTCAGCCTCCGCCTTTTGACTTTCTACCCAGCTTTTAAACTCTGAGAGCTCTTTATCTAAATGATGCTTTTTAATAAGCTGTATGATCTTCTTTATTCTCTGCCAGCGTGTGATCTTTACCTCATCTGGATCTGGCTCATAATCTGGTAGTTCTCTGTATTCAATTCCACAAAATACCTCATACAGATTTATTTTCATGCACCAGCTAGTAGTAAAATCATGGTATGTAAGAGTAAGTATGTTATCCTCTCCTATCACGTTTTTTCTCATCCTCCTTTACCAGCTCATCTCTAAGGCTCTCAGAAAAGATCCGTAACTGTTTAGCATGGCTACTAAAATAATCATCATATCTACCTCTGTGAGCAAAATGAGCATCAAACTCTAAATATAAGCAAATACTACTAAGAGTTTCTAATACCTCAACCTCTATTAACTTTTGTCTGCGGATCTTTTCTTTCAATTTTCTAAACACTTATCTCCTGCCTCCGCTTTGATCTCTTTTACACAATCAGAGCAATAACAACCCTCATAGCCCTCAATCTTGTATAAAAAGCACATCCAATTTCTATTCCACTTTCCCTTATCGGAGCATCTCTTACATGATCCCTGCCCCTCTCCTGTACACTGAGTTACTTTCATTTCACACCTCCAAAATATCTACTTAACCAGCTCTCCAGATCATAGCTGTATCTTACTCTTTTCTTTTTCTGCTCTATCTTTACTCCGTGATCCCTGCACCACTCTACAGGTATGCTCTTTCTCTCCTCCGCCTGAGTAAACTGGATCACATCCTGTACGGTTATGTAATATGTTTCCTCCAGCTCTCTAAAGTTGATTAAAAAGCCTCCATACACTCCCTCATAGTGAGTAGCTTTCTCCATTCCCTGTATCTGGTTAGGTCTGATCTTAGCTATCGGTATGCTCTTTCCCTTATGGGTTTTAAGCTCTACCATAAAGAGATAAGGAGATCTAAACAGGATATAATCACATGGATTAGATACTCCATAAAATCCGCTTGTATCATCCTTTAGGCGGTACAGGTAATAATCTGGAGGTACACACTCCTTAAACTCCTGCTCAAAGGTTTTACCGATGTTATTACTTGCCATCCTGTACCCCCTTAAATCTGCTAGGAGTAAACTTACATTTCTTTCTGCGATCTACATACATAGATCCCTCTCTATCAATGCTACAGTAGTAAGCTCCTATCTCTCTACCACAATGCTCACAGTTACCACATACCGCTCTCAACGCTATATTTTGCCCTGTAGAGGCTTTTTTCTTTTTACCTGTAGACTTATTAGCCTTTTTTCTGTTTGTATCTTTCTTGGCTGTCTGAGGCTTTTCTGGAGGGTTAGGATGTACCCACTTACCAGCATCCACTAAAGCACACTCATTTTTATATCTACAGTATGTACACTTGCTATCATCTTTCTCTGGAGGGATCCCTGTTTTACAAGCATTGTTTACAGTTCGTATCTTGTTAAGTACTGCCTGTTTCATCTCATCGGTTATTTTCCAGAGGTACGGTTTCTTTTTACAGAAATTTCTATCCTCATAAAAGAAAAGGATATAATCTATCCCCAGCCCCATACCGTAACAAGTAGCTTGCCACTTATGATCCGCCTTAGGCTCATAACGGTTACTAAACTGATAAGTACTCTCTGTTTTAATCTCTAAGATTACATCCTTACCATTAAATCTAATAACTCCGTCTGGCTGGAAATAAATAGAAAGCTCATCATTTTTACATCTGCCCTCTGTGTGATCCTCATTCCAGCCTACAAACTCTGTTTTAATGCCTTTAGCCTGTGCCTCTTTTACCATTTCCTCCAGATCTAAGCACTCTACACCCTCCATACGCTCTACTATGTGCTGTATGTCTAAGTGCCTATCTGTACCGCTCTGGCATATCTCAATAAGATTTACCTCACTCTGCTCTCCATTCTGGGAGCCTCCATGTACTCTCTGGAAAAATAACATACGCTCACAGCCATACATAGAGGATGGGCGGATATACTCAGATGGGGCTATCTGCCTCTCCTCCAGCTCCTTAGCCTTTACAGCCTCCTCATAATTTTTAAGAAACTTATCCTCAAAGGATACGCTCTCTGCATTTTTTCCTTGTGCTACTGCTATTAAGCTCTTTAATCCCATTAGTGACCTCCTAACATAACTCCGATGATATAGAGCTCAAATAAAACTACAAAAATACTTACAGCTCCAATAAAATCTCCTACCAACTCACAGCCCTCTCTATGAGTTCTGTAAAATCTTCTCCATTTTCTTTTAATCTGTCTTACCATCCTTGATCCTCCTGTTTTGATTGATAAGTAACCTAATCACAAACGGTAAGTAAATTTAGATAAAAAAAAAAGAGGAGGCTTTTTACACCTCCTACAATTCTTATACCTCATTTCCCCAACAATCCCATCCATCTATACACTGTCTTGCAAAGAGCTCTATTTTAGGTAGCCCCCCCCCTGCCATTAACTTTACAATTCTATCTCTTGTTTCCGCTGGTTTTTTACTGTGCTCCTCTATGTGGCTCATAATTACACTATGT